TTATACTCCCTCAAATATTTTGTCTATTTTTTCTTGTAAAGTCCTTTCCATATACTCTACTATTTTTTGTTCTGCATTTTGAATCATTTCTTCTTCTGAAAAAGTAAAGTCTACTCCCAATAATCTAGATACTTCAAGCATTTGCAAATTTCTTTCCTTTTCTATTTCTAGATATTTTTCGAACTTTTGCTTTAGGTCTTCAAACATTTTCTCACTTCTTTTTACTCAAAGCCTCTGCCAACCTTTTCAAATTTTTATCTAAATTTTTTTCATCTTCTAGTAGTTTAGCAACGAAAAGTTTTCTAGTCTCCTCATCTCTATTGACTAAGTTAATAACAGGTTCAGAAAAAGGCCCACTGTTTTTAACCATAGCATTCAACTGTTTTGCCTTTCTAGTAAGTCTCTTATCATCGGAAACCTCTCTAATCTTATTTTTTTCCTCTTCGGAAATAAACTTTCTTTTGGATATTGTTTCCCGCATACTAATCACTCAATAATATAGACAATATCTTTCTTACCATCTAGTATTTCCATAGCCTCTTTCTTGAGAATATCATACTTTTCCTTAGTGGTAATATTAGCCCCTGTCTCAGCAATAAGAATAGTTTGGTCATCATGTCTCAGTATTTCTGCCGCCACTAATTTTGTAGCCGCTTCATGTATAGCAGAAGGAACTCTCTTATCCCCTGCGATATAAGAAACAATTACAGAATTGTTGGTGTGGTAAGGGAAATCTTGTAGGAAAAATAGCCTACCTTCATTCCCTATCTTCCAAAAACTTCCAATCCTTTTCATGTCCTGCTTATCTGTAAAAGCCTCAATATCGCAAACTTTAGGAATTGTTTCAGTAGAAGTAAATGTTACAGTAGTGCTTCCGCTTCCCGTAGAAGTTCCACTTAATTCAACTGTAGTAGAATCTGTAATAGAAGTAATAGTAGTGGTTCCTGCTGCAATATGAGTTCCTGTCACTACCATTCCCACTGTCAATTTAGAAGAATCTGCCACAGTTAAAGTAGCATCCCCACTTGCCGCAGTACAGGATTGTTGAATAGAAACTTTTAGAGTGCAATCAGAACCATCTTCTCCCATCAATAAACTAGAGATGTTTATTTTTCTTCCATTGTTTAAGTCACTAGCAGCATAGAAAAAGTCTGAAACATTAAAGTTAGTTCCTCCATTTTCTGTCAAACTTTTCTTATTATCTGCTCCTGTAAATGTAGAAGTATTAGATGGAAATTGTTCGTTGGTCAAAGCAATAATTTCTTTTGCAGTAGTTTTAGAACCAAACCTATTATTGAATTTAGAATCAACTAAAGAAGTTCCAACATTAGTGCTAGACTCTAAAATAAATTCTGTTCCATCCGGTAGACTCAAAATAATTTGATGTAGGTCTCCATAATTATCTTCACTCAAAATGATACTCGACTGAGCAGAAGCCAACTCTTTGTATGAGTTTCCTTGCCACACTTGAAGACTTACAATTTTTCTAACCTTCATATGTTGTAACTGAACAAATCCTACATAACCACCGTAATAAGAATCTGCTGGATGTCTACCAAAATGAAAATCATGGAATTCTGTTTCGTGTCGAATAGGGCGATATGACCTTTTTACTTTATCATCAATCATACCTTCTACTCTTTTAATTATAGAACCAACTTGAGCATTGGTAGGATTTGTAGATGCGGTAAAAGCAGGAATTTGCAGAAGGTCTGAAATTGCACTAATGTCAGTATAGAACCCTCTTCCTGCGGAATAGTCCGGATTGATAGAAGTATAGTCACTAGGGGAAAATACGGTTGGCATTAATCTTCAACTCCTATCAAATCTTTTGCATTTGCGATATCGTCTTCTAGATTGACATATCTTTCTTCTATGTCTTGTAGGATATCATCCATTTTGATATTTGCTCTATATCCGGCTAGAGTTTTAGTAGGAACTTTTCCTGCTCCGCCCACTATCTGTTCTTTGATTCTATTTATAGTTCCGGCTATTGTATCTAGAAGTTTATTATCTACGCCCGAATCTAATACTATTTTTTCTCTCTTCTCAGAATCAGCATTGGCATATTCGAATATAGTATCTAATTCTACTAAATTTAATATGTCCTCTAAGGTTCTATCTTTATCTATTTGTATGGTGTTTTTATTTTTATTGATATAGGTTTTAAATTCGGCATCAGACATAGCACCCGAAACAGTTCTTCTAAATCCTCCACCAAAAGGTCTAATTTCTAATCTAGCATCTTGTTCTTGTATAATAGTTAAATCCGCACTGAATGAATTTTCATCATTTACTATATTGTTAATAGTAATAGAAATCTCTCCTAAAATAGAAGGATTTAGGTTTCCTGCAACGATTCTTGCAATTTTTTCTTTGAAACTTCCATCTTTATCGAAGTCTATCTTTTTTGTCATTTTTACGGGTGGTTCACTAACGGGAACCATTTCAACACTATCATAATATTTCAGAATATGCTTTTTCTGAATTTCTTCCATATCCCCTACTTCTAGCATTGTAGGAATACTTTTCAGTTCTTCTTCTACAATTTTTTGATATTCGGGGTCTACATCCTTCATAGTAGAAAGTTTAGTTCTAAATCCTTCCATTTCATCTATTGCCTTTTCACTTTCATTTGTAAAACTAATGTCTTGCCAATCTAAATCCGGTATTCCTTTTATGTTTCTTTCTCTACTTCTACCCATGTCTAAAGTATCCGGAAGAATACTAATAGGCTTATAGATTCCTCTACCTTCTTCTGTCTCTCCTTCTTTTTCATAGGCAAAAAATGAATATCCAATCAATTGATTTCTTTTGAAATCGTCATCTATTACATCACCTAAAGTATAGTCTTCATAATTTGCTGCAATTTTAGGCTTATCAGTAAGTAGTGCTAAAGCAACTCTAGCCTCTCCTCCAATCTCTTTAAGAATATCAAAAATCTTCATCTCTTTTAATTTTTCAACTTCTTCTAATCCTTCTGTAATAAAATCTTCAATATCAAATTCGATATCTAAACTAGTAGTAGATTCGTTGACTATGTTATCTATCTTAACTTCCTTATCTTCGATAAGAGCATTACGAAATTCTCCAACATATTCATCGGGCCAATTTCTAATTCGCCCTTCATCTACTACTTTGATTGGCATTCTGACCGCCTCACATTAGCCATTTTGCCCAAGCCGCACCTTTTTGAATTGCACTACCTAATCCTAGACCACTTTTAGGAGGTTCATACAAAGTTTGTCCTGTTTGTGGGTCTATCCAATATGGTCTGCCGTATGCGTCTGTGCCATTTGGAGGAACAGGATATCCTGTTCCATTATTCATAGCACCCTGCATTTGCTGATATTGTTGAGAATTTCCTGTAACTCCCGCTATTGCTGCCCCTGCTGAAATTTGTTGAGGCATTCCTCCCCCACCAAAACCTTGAGATTCTAGATATTGTTGCTTTGCCATCTTTCTTTGATTGATAACTTCTGTATCAATAGCAGAATTTAGCAAATTAATAATATCCAACTGAATATTTTCTTGAGTAATTCTTTCGTATTCTCTAAGAGAATCGGGATGAACTCTAATACTCTTAGTAGTATCATCTTGAACCAATTGCAACTTTACTAGCATTTGGCTAACTACTCTTTCTACCACATCCTCTATTAGTTTCTCAAATGTAACTAGGAACTTCTCACCATGATACTGAAAGAATTCTTCTACATGATTATCTTGTAGAGATAATAGATTATTCATTGATTTGAATTGTTGGTCTCCTTGTTGTTGAACTGCATTTAATACTGTGCCATTACTTGTTCCAAACATATTACTCATCTCCTTCTACTACCACACCTTGTTTTATCATTAAATGATTTAGCCTATCTGTTAAAATATTAATTTCTCCAACTATCTCAATTGCCTCATTGGTAGCCGACTTATTATCCGCTAAGGTGGGCGGTTTAATAAGCCATCCGGCAGAAACCAAACTAGTAACATCTTCTTTTGTTAGGGTAGTAAGTGGGCCGGACTTAGTTAGTTTTGGCATTCTAGGAATAAAGGCCTTGAACTCTAAGCCATGTTGTTCTGCTAGGATTTGTTGTTGAAGCATCTCCATTTGTCTATGAATACCGGCATGTTTAGGACAATAAGTTCCTCTCATTGGCCTACCTTTAGTGACATGTGTTAGTGGAATTGGTGGTCTCATATAGTCTCCACTTTCCCAAATGTGGTGAGTTCCACAAACTACGCAGCGTTCTTTGAGATTAAACTTGTAGCCGTATTTTATCTTCAAAAAAGATTTTCTTTCCGGACTTAATACTTTAGTCAATTCCTTCAATTGCTTCTTTGGTTTGATATTCATGCACTTGTATTCTTCTACAGGGCCACTTGCTCTTGCTCTTTGTAGTGGTGGCAAGAATGCAGATGGCGCATTTGTGTTCATCGGTTGTCCTATTAAACTTGGTTGTTGAAACATTTTACTCTCTCCATTGGCTTTCTTTCATTGTTAAAACGACAGTGGGTATAGTTTTATGCCCCGCTAGTCCTCTTATGTGAGAACGAAGGTGTCCTGCTACTAATATTCTATCAAATATAGAACCATTATTATTTAGTAATTCTATCACTACAACAGGTTCTATTTCTTTCATATTTCTAAATAATTCTTTTGTTTCTTCTTGCATATTAGAATCGTATCTGCTTCTTAGAGTTTTATCTATAAATCTTTTATTAGGTATTACCATTAGTGGATAATTAGGCTCGTATTTTTCTTCATACTGCTCATTGTCATATGCCTTTACATTAAAATCGCTAGGCATAAGGTCTAACCAATCATCATCGTCAATGTAATAGTTTGGGATTGATTTTAGAACATTTTTCCACATAGTAATCAATAGTCCTTTATCATTGTTGTAACTCCCCTGTAAACCATTTCGGGTTGTGATTTAGCCGATACGATATACTTGAAAGTAGGTATGCCTTTGTCATTTAACCTTTGCATCCCATATTTAAAAGGCTCGAAGATAGGATGGTCTTGTATTTCCCCTTCATGAGAATATTTCTTACCCCATAAATCATATTTGTTTGCCCAAATTCCAATACCCATAGGATAGTCTGCTTCCTTTTTCTTTTTTCCATCGGGCCATGTAGAAGAACAAATTGCATCTACCAAAAATTTCCAAGCAAGTTGGTGGTCTAAATTAGCAGAACTTTCTAGATGTCTATGGTCTATCATAAATATAATGTAATTTACTTTACGCCGACGCATATCCTTTACCCATTCTTTCCAATAGAAAGATTCTCCTCCAACATCTGCCGTCTTGAGAGTATGAGTCTCACCATCTAACTTAATAGTTTTTCTAGTTCCTCTGTGTAGGCCAACAGTCCTTTTCTTAATATCGGGAACTTCTCCCCTAGTTCTAAGTTGATGATGTAAAGTAGTTTTACCTACTTTTGTTGCACCATAAACTCCAAAATTAATCGCATGTATTCTTTTGTAAAAAGCAATCGCCGCTTCTGTAATTACAATAGCGAAACCTGCGAGGACTGACACATTTAATCACCCAAAGGTATGATTCCAAGCATCTCTGCAAACTTCTAATATCCATCCTAGAATATTAATATCGAAAACACCTAGTATGTTTCCTATTAGAAAACCCGACAAAGCGGCACAAGTTCCCCAAAAGTAGGCTCTAAATTTTAGAAACCAAATATCAGCAGAGTGCGCTCTCTGTAGGTCATATGCCATTGCGCTTTCATCGAATCCGGTAAAAACCAAAGGTTTCACCTCACTGTTCAATAGCCGCTAAAAATTCGTTTCCTATTCCTTCTGCTTCCATCTGAGAAACAAACTGTGGTTGAGTATTATATGTTGTAGTATAATTCTTCATTGTTTCTCGGATTTTTTGCTTCTGTTCTTCTTCCTTTCTCTTTTGTGCCCAAAAGTGACTCACTCTTCTATCCAACAGATACATTTCTATCTTTTCATTTAAGGCTAAATCAAAGATTGCCTTTAGAATCATAATAGAACCTACTGTTATCAGTCCGAATAAAGTCGCATGTGCCAAAGTGGTATATGGGAAATTTGTTCCATAGTTAGCGTAAAAGAAAACATTCGCTCCGCTAACTGTTCCTACGAATAGGATAGTCATAACTAATCTTGTGTCGTGTGCTAGTGCTGGCATAGTAAAAACCTCAGTTGAATTCTACGGAAACTGCATGTCTTGTAGTGCCATCCGGACTTCCTGCACTGTTTGTAATTTCAAGATAAAGTCCTTCTCTAGCCAAAACTCCGTGCATATCGTATTCTATATTGCTTACCGATTGCGACCCTTCAACAACTACCCTAGCCAATTCAGTATTTCCTGTTAAAGTAGAATCTTTTGAGTCAAAAACTTTGACTGTTACAACATCCGGCCCACCGGCAAAAATGCTGAAATGTATGCTCTTTAATTTACAAGGATGTGCCGCTACTACTGCGCTAGCCGTCAATACTCCGCTTGACCTACAAGAGTCTACCATAATATTCTCTCCGTATGTCCGTAGTTCCGATGATACTTGAAGATGTTGGTCATTCAGAATCTTCAGATTCTTCTACAACTTCTTCAGTTTTCGTTGGAACTACTGCTTCTTTTGCCTTCTTTGCTGCTTTCTTAGCAGTATTTTTAGCCCTAGTAGTTACTTTAGGCTTAGGCAAAAGCGCACTTGCTACTTCTTTTCCTGTCGGAACTCCTTCTAGTTTTAGAATTCTAGCAGACAAAACTAGTAGTCTATCATCTAGACTCTCTAATTCTTCCCTATCGGACTCTTCAAAAGTAATGAGAAGGTTGGGGTCTTCCATTCTAAGTAGACCTTTTAGTGCGGAGATTTCACAAGAAACTTCTCTTGTGATTTCTTCTCGCCCAACTCTCAACCTTCCCATTACAGAAGACTCACTAAGAATAATCTTAGCCAACTATTTCACCTCAAAGGTTTCCGTAAACTCTTACTCTAACTGCGCCAACATCGTCAGAATTTGAAGCAGAAGCATTAGTTCCATCAAAGTCGGTAGCGACTATTTGGAAAGAACTTGAAGATTCATATGCACCAGCAGTAGATAGTTCTACTGTAGCCAAAAATCCTGAGTTACCAATACCTTTTTCTTGTCCTGTAATTATTACGCAATTAATAGTAGAAAGTCCTAGAGAAGACGCAGATACTTCCTCACCAGCCGCAGTGTGACTAGTAATGTCAATAACTGCATCTACGAAATACTCATCTCCGGAAACTCTCGGCCTTGTCTGTCCTTTATGGTCAGCCAACAATGTTACAGTGTGTGTCAATTAAAACACCTCACTGAATGTTGGTAATCTTACCTTGACCCTTAAAGAATGAACAACCCATTTCACCAATAGTGCGGTAAAGTGCTTGGTTTCCTAGACGGCCAACACCGAATGGGTTTCCGTTAGTAATACCATCTTCAAAGTATTGTGTAGGTTTCATAACAGATAGCCATAGATGGTCTGTGTCAAGGAATAGCAAGTCACTTAGTTTTGTGGTTGCGTTTCCTGTAGTAGCCATATCCTTACAAGGAATTAGTGGGATATCGTAGTATGTTGCTACTCTAAATCCAACTTCTGCGCCCTTTACTCCACGAACACCATTTACGGTAGGAACTATTTCCTTTCTGTCCATGAATCTTTCTTGGCTCTGTAGCAAATCTGCAACTGCTTGAATAGTGTCGTATCCTGTTAGAATAACCTTTGGAGAACCGCCAGCAATTCGTAGGTTGCGAATCATATTATTCAATAGTGTTAGAGTTAGTGAACGAACATCTCCACTAGCATATCCGCTTCCAAAGTCTACTTCTGCATCTAGGAAAGAGGCAGCACTAAATCTCTCATCACCAAAAATCTTACCCAAGTTGTTTGATGCAGTTGTAGTATCGGTTGCAATAACTCCGCCATCAATAGCCAAAAGTTCTGCTCGGCTAGTAATAATCTTGTTTAGAGAAGTGTAGTTTCTCTCGATGTTTTCTAGACGACCTGTAGATTGGTTTGTTGATTCACCATAATGCTCTAGTGGCATTAGTAGCATCATGTTCTGTGCTTCTGCGTGAGCAATTCCCATGTCTTCACGAAGTTGCGCTCTGATATCTCCAATACCGTCATCAATTGCTGCCATCTCCATTGCCAATTCGCTGAAATCAAATTGATGTGCAACAGTCTTTGGACTCATAAACAATTGTGCGTATGTTGGAGCCATAGAACCTAGACCGTCTGCTGCGGTAGATAGTCCAGCATTTTCTGGAACGCCACCAATAGCGTCTGCTGCCGGTGCATCTTCTCCAATACCGGAGTTTGCTAGGTCTGAATCATTTACGATTGCTTCTGCTAGAGTGTTTCCGGAGCCACCAAAAGGTCTGCTCTTTAGAACTCTCCATCCGGAAGCGGTGTATGGTCTCTTTGAAATCATTGATAGTGCGTTTACTTCACGGTTTAACATAGACCAAACTTTTTGTCCGTAAAGAACATTGTAAAGTCCGGTTGTAGTGCTAATTCCTGTAACTCCCGATGCCGCAGTATCAGCGATATCGTGAGCAGTGTGTAATCCTTGAACTACTCCTGCTTGCTTTAGAATGTCGTTGCCGCCATATGCGCCACCGATTCCGTATGTCTGTGCTTCTAAGTCTCTAATTGTGTTTACATATCCTGCCATTTAAATCACCCCTCAATTTCCAGCAAGCCTGTTCAAGTCGGCCCAAGACATATTTGCTACTTCATCCATAGATGGTAGTTCAACAGATTTTGGTTGCTGAGATTTGAGAATAGTTTCTTTTTCTACAGTAAAGGACTTTCGCAATTCTGCTAGTTCTTCCTTTAGTGCGGAGACTTCGCTCTTTGCGTCATAGTTTTGCTTTGCGATAATATCTGTTCTTGCAGATACTTCGCTCTTGAATCTTGTCTCGAAAGACTTTGCTAGATTTTCATATGCAATCTTTTCTAGTTGTTCTGCTCTAAATTCACGGTATGCCTTCTCGATGTTCTCCGGAGAAAGGTTTAGTGAAGAAATTTCGTCATTTCCAAAGGACTTGACTACTGTTTGTGGTTGGTGGCGTGGATTTCCGTTGTCAATTACTATACGGTCTGCTACATCTCCGATTTCTACTCCGGCTCCGTCTACTGTTGGAACAAGAGCCTTTGCTTCTTCATCCATGTATTCTCCTGCCATAGTTTCCTTCATGTCCATAGTTTCCTTCATGTCCATCATTTCTTCATCCTTCTTATCCATGTTTCCGCCATACATTTTTTCATCTGTAGGCTCCATCATTTCTTCTTCCTTTCTCAAAGAGTTGACTTCCTCTAGTAGAGTGTCAAGTTCTCCAAGTGCTTTTTCTAGTTTTTCACTCATAATTTTTCCCTCATTATCTTGCTTCAAAATATCAAATTTCGCTTCGGGATTGATGCCCTTTTCGCATATGGTTACTTCATGTAATTCCAACTTACTGATTTCGCTATATTCACCTAATTCAGCATGTTGTTTTTTTACTTTCTGTAATGCCTGTCCTCCTATGCTAAAAGACCTCAATGTTCCTTTGCGAATTCCTCTTCCAATTTCTTTTGCCTTTTCTATGTCATCTCTTAATTTTATTACTACAAAAAACCCAACATCATCAACTTCTGTTTTCCATAGTTTTCCATTTTTATCTCGGTATGATTTTACTACTTCTCCAACTTGCACATTTGAATGATTTGTCATTACATTTCTAAACTTTGCATTCTCCATGTATTTTTCTACTGCATCTTCTAGTGCTTTGAGTGTGATTAAATCATTTTGCTTGTCAACGATTTCTATGCTTGCATATCCCCCAATCATTAAATCGCTTTGGCTTTTGAGTATGTGAAAGTCCATATCACTCTTTGCAATAACTGCACTTCCCATTTTCCTCAACCCCTTGTTTTTTAGATTTGGTATTTAAGCGTTTATTCGTTTTCCGGATTTATTACTAATTTCGAATACTTATCTTCATTAATATTCCAAAGACCTTCATCCCCTTCTCTATCAGCAGGAGTTTGTTTGTATCCTGTCCATGCTAACCACATCTCTTTTTCGTCTACGGGAACAACTCTTACATGTAGTTTAGTTTCAAATTTGTTTCCATTTAGGAAATATTCATGATATCCTGCTCTTTGAACACCTAGTTCTATTTCTCCTTCGTCTACGACAGTTCCATCTACAGGAGGAGTAGTTGCAACTTGAGCAGGGAATTTTCCAGCCTTACCAAATAAGTTGAATATATCGTCATCGGAATTAATGTCAATAGTCCAAGACATTGTGGTATCTTTTAGTTTGATTACTAAATTTAAATCATCATCCTTTCTAGAATAAACTTTGAATTGTCCTCTTCTATATTCTGATGGAGTTTTATAGGACTCTTCTTCTTCCATCATTATTTTGTCCTCATCGGAAAAAAACTTCTGAGTATTAGAATCAAAACTAATTCCATCTCTGTTGCTAAACCAATCTTTCAGCCTATCCATTTTGCTTTCTAATATAGTATCGTAAAGTCTACCGTAATCCTTTACTAAGAAATTGTGTAAGTCTTTGATAGTCAATGGTTGGTCTTTCAACTTCTGAAATACTGCTACTGTTAGTTCACTTTGTTTAGTCTTCATAATATTCTCAGCATCAGTCTTCCATGAATCCAAATTCATCATAGCATGTTTAGACATTAGATTATCTCTTTCAAATTCGTATAGGGAAAAACCATCCATAGATTTCAAAATGGCTTCTCCGTGAATATGGTCTGTAATGAGGATACCCTTTTTCAAAGCCTTAGTCTTAAATTTCAAACTAGGTTTGGTATCCTTAGAAAGTAATTCTAGAGTAACTACCTTTTCCGGCATTTCAACTTCCGGTATTTCTATAGCAACTGCATTGTAAATGGTAAACTTGTCTTCAGAACCTTTGACTTCATCTACCTTTACTCTTAGAATTTCTCCGATATCAACATCTAATTTGGTATTGTTTGCTTTACCAACATTCATGTATTTTCTACCATTAATTTCTTGACCTTCATCTACAGGCCCCGCACCTAATGTATAGGAGAACATATTGGATTTAGTTTTCTTCTTATCCAATACAATCAAATCCAAATCTACAAACTTCTTCCATTTAATCCACTTAGGATTCTTTTTAGTTCCTATGAAATATGTTGATTCAATATCTTTGATGACTACCCCTTCTGCCGTTGGCATATCCATAATCTCTTCACTATACTCTTTCATGTCTTTCATGTTATCAGCAATTCGAGTATCTTTCTTAGAAGGGAATGCTAATTTTTCATCACTGTGCATAGAATAATTTGTGAATAGAATATCTATTCTATCTCGAAGTGGTTCTTGTGTCATGTCTCTATCATCATGTCTCATAATGTCAAATACATGCGCTCTAAGTCTAGCCTCCGGATAGTTGCCTTTGAAAACATGAGCAATAGTATCTGCTCTATGTAGGGCTTCATCACCATCAAATAGAATCAACTCTCCATCAAGAATACAATCTCCAAAGTGTTTCTTCTGTAGAATTTCAACTTGGTCTTTGCACTTATCTGTAATGTCTTTTTCATTATAGGAGTAAACTTTGACCTTACCATCAATCTTGTGAAGTTGTATTCTCATTCCATCATATTTCTCTTGAATAACATACTCTCCTGTAAAGCCCTGTAATTCTAGAATATCGTCTAATTCAAATATTCTATACATTGGCTTATTTGGAATGATGAAATCTATTTCGGCTTTTTCCTCTTCGGACTTTTCTGCCTTCTTTAATTCTACGCCTAGTAAATTATTCCAATCTTCTTCTGAATTTTTAGAAGTGAAAAGTAATTTGAGCATTGATAGTCCATTCTTGAACTTACCTTCTATTTTCTTAGAATCTTTACCATCACCATAATGTTCAGTAATGTAGAGAGTAATGTCCTTTGGGTCTAAGTCCATACCCTTTAGACCAACTGTTAAATCATCTGCTTCTATATCTTTGATTGCATATAGTTCATCGGGTAATACTTCTTCATCTGCCCTAAGAGCATAGTGGATAAACTTGACCATAACTCCTGCATCATTCATTAGTGCCTCTAAAACATCCCCCTTAAATCTCTTAGCAAATGGGTCTTGAACTTCATCAGACTCAAAACGCATTTCTTTGATTCCTTCGTATATTTTAGTAGCCATGAGGCTTTCGGGATTTAGGGCCTCCTTGTTTGATAATACATCTTCGGAAATATATGTTTTCAATTGACCCCCTAAGTAGTCCAAATCATCATAAGAATCCCTAATATCTTCTACAGTCTTTCTCCATCGAGAACCGTAGTTCTTTGGGTCACTCTTTGCAGAAAGGTATGCTACTCTTGCTTTTTCGAATAGAGAAAGAATTTCACTTGAGATTGATTTATCCTTCTCAAATAGAAGGCCGGATTCAGGCATAGGGCATCACAATTCGCCAATTTGATAGTTTTCTAAAATTTCAAGTAGTTCTAGTTTAGATAAATTAACTAGATTTCTTTCGACTAAATTTCTTAACTCATCTATATCCATGTCAGCAAGTGGTGACATCATATATCTAGAATCAGATTTCTTAATTTTATACTCCTCTTCTACACCTGCAAGACCATAGCCTTCCTTGTCTTGATTAGGAACTTTGATAGTAACATTTTCAGCCTTTGGTCTAGTAACCTTAACTAAATCTTCATCTACTTCCAAAGGCATTCTATCCCTTGTTTCTTCTAGTAGAGTTTGCTTTGCTATTCTAGCGGCTCTAATTGCTCGCTGAACTTTTGCTTCTTCTTTTGTCATTCTTTCCGGCATTTTACTCACCTATTCTATAATTGTCAAAGACTATCTCTTCCTTCCATGTGTGCTAAAACTCTCTTTACAACAGAAAGAGTTTCTTCTTTATCTAAATCAAAATCTCTAGAAATATCAACGATGGAATTATACACCCTTGTTCTAATTACGCCGAAATCTCGGATTCTATTAGTAGGAGTAAGATAATCTTCTTTCTTTTTAATATCGTAATAATCCCAAGTCATTCTAATCACCTAAGCATTTCTCCAAAAATTAAATTGTTCAAGGGAACCTTTCCTTCTCTCAATTGTAGGAGTTACTTGAACTCCCATCTTGCGTTCTAACATTTGTAAATGTTCATGGAAGAATTTCTGAGATTCGGGATTATCTGCCTCCATAAATTTCCTAGAAACACTAGGATACATTTCCCTAGCCGTAGCCTTTTCATCTTTCAAAATTTTTCCGTCATCGTAATAATCCCAAGTCATCTAGAACCCTCCGCCTTCTTAATTATCTTAGCCATGTCATCAAAGGACATAGAACTTACATCATCCATAGAAAAAGAAGATGCAATCTTATTATTCATTGTAGGAGTCGGACTGTTAGTTACAACAAATCCGGACTTCATTAGAACATTATCATTATCGTATGCTACCTTTTCTAACTGCTGAACTCTTTGAACAAGTTCCTTTAGTAGCATAACTACTTCATCATTTACTTCTGTCATCTTAAATCATCTCCCTTCTTCGACTCCGCACAAATTTGTTTTCCTTGCTCAAATATTTTTTGAATAACTTTGTGATACTCTAGATATTCAGAAGGTAGGCCATCTCCTCCCGACATGCGGTCATAAGCCTCATAGCCACCAAACGCTAGCGCAGTAGCAGATGCTAAAATATTAACCTTTGAGCCAAAACCGTCTGCCCTATTTCCCCTTTGATGGGGAATATCTCTATTGATATTCAAGTTTTCAAGTTCCTTTTCAATATGATTTTTGCCCTCTCTACACATTCTACTAAATTGTTTTTCTCTCATAGGAGAAACAGATAACCCATGCTTGAATACTGTTAAGGTATTGCTTTTCCGAATGATAGATTTCCAAGTCATCTTAAATCATCTCCCTTCTTTGGATAAACTAATTTTCGAATTTGTCTATAGAGTGTTTCATACTCTTTACGGAGTTTGCTAGCAGTGGCGACGATATCAATGTTTTGTTCATCCATAGTTTCCATCTTCTTAGACAATTTCTTATCAGACTTTACTAACTCTAACTCCTTCATCATGTCTAATAGTTCTCCCAACTTAGTGAAATCTTGACCAAAATATTCTGTAGGTTCTGCTGCTTGTAAAGTCTTCTTCAACCTCTTTCTTTTCTTTTCGTCTAAAGAATCCAATATCTCAGCCTTCTCTATATCATCATACCAATCCCAATCCATTACTTTTCACTCTCCGGTAATTTTTTTTCTCTTCTCAGTCTTTCTTTAACTTCATCTTGGGCCACATGGCCTCCTGCCGCAGACCTTCTTTCTTTACCCAATCTGTATATTTTTTGAATAAGCATTTGTATTTCTATTCTATCTTGTGGCGTAAAAGTAAAATCCCAACTAATAGCCACTTCCTTTAATAATCGTGGAAGAGATTGCAAGTCTTTATTCTCACCACTATAAAATTGAGCAAACATTTCATTTAATTCATTAACATCAGAAATAGTTTCCTTTGCCTCTCTAACCATCTCTTTAATTTCATCAGCCTCTAAATCTAATTTATTTTTGAGTTGCCTCATAGCCTTACCATATTCGGGATTTCGCCTAATTCTTTTTCCTCTTTTAGTCTGAACAATTCTCTTTATATCTCTTACTTCTCTAGAAAATCTACCAATATCATCATCTAATCGAGAAACATCCTTATTGAATTTCTTGTTGAACTGTGCATTCTTCTTTTTTGCTTCATCTATAACAGGAAGATTAACCTTAAGGATTTCCACCCTTTCTTTCAAAACCCCGATTCTATTTTCAAGAACAGGTAATCTAGACCTTACTCTCTCTTTATTTCTAATATTTTTATAAGAACTCAATTCTTTTATTTGTTCTCTAACCTTATTAATTTCAGAAATAGTTCTATCTAATTCTAATTTAGTTTGGTCTTGAAAATCTTTAATATTCTCACTAAATTCCTCAAAACTTTTCTTAAAATCTAATTTTATTAGTGCATCGGTATATTTTGATAAGTCATCCATAGTATCCTTCAAAGTAATAGTAGGACTTTCAAATTCTTCATCTGAAATCTCTTTCTTAGTAGCAGTAAATAATCTACTGAGAACAGACGCTATCTTTGGTCTAACTCTGTAACTAGGATAAGTTCCAAATTCTTCCATATAGTCATCTTCTAGTAAAGGAAGTATAGAGTCAAATTCTACATCTTCTTCTACTAAGGCTTCTTCCTCATGGGGAAACGCTGCTTTAACTTTCTCTATATCGTCTCTATCTTCTAGTGTAAATAATAAAATCTCACCCGATTCCTCTTCACCCGATTCCTCTTTACTCTCTGCCTTGATTCTCTCAAGTTTTGCAACATTGATATCTCCAAGAGCATCCCATATTTCTTTATCACTCATTTCTTTGGAAAGGTGTAAAGTCAG